CTGTTTCTTTCGCTCATCGGTTCTCCGTCCTTTCGTAGTGCAGCGTCAACGCCCGAGCGATCGGGCAGCGCCGCCATTCCTCGTTGGCGCAGTAGCGCCGCGTGTATTCGGCCAGCTCTTCTTTCGGCAGTTTGACTTGTGCGCCCTCGCAGTTGAGATAGTCGCGGTAGTCCCGCGAGTAAAACGGGCACTTGAAAATGCCCCCGCGATACCCGCTCACGGTGCACCGCCTGCCATTTCGGCAGCCGCCGCTTCCCACGTCATCCCGTGTTTTCTCGCATAACGCGATACGCTCGGCATGAATTCCTCCTGTTCGGCTATCCTCTCGATGTATGGCTTCATCCACGCCACCGAGACTCGCGGGGAAGCTGCGCCCCTGATCTTTGCCAGCACTTGGCCGACCTTCGGAGGGAACCCCCTCGTATCCTCGGCGATCAGCGCATTCACTGCGTCCATCGCCTCGGCGGGGTCTTCATTGCCCAGCATGTCCGACCAGAGGGCAACCATCTCTTCGGCTTCTGCTCTGGTCATCTTGGCATAGGCCTGCGGATAGGCCTGTTTTACTCGCCCTAAAAGGCTAATTACGTCAGCTCTTTCCACGGTTCTTTTCCTCCTCCAACATCTCGGCGAATACATCGCCGCCTACAAACGTCCTATTCTGCGGTGCTTTGCCGCCCTTGTCCTGCTCTCTGGCAAGCCAAGCGGCGATGAAACGCTTAATCCCTCCGCGTGTCTTTCGCTTGGTAGGGTTCGCGTCGCACCATCCCGCCATGTTTCTGAGCTGTTGTAGAACGTCAACGTTCGGATAGAGCTGCGACCATTTGGTCCTGTCGCTCTCCGACACGTCGAAAAAAGTCCCGTCATTCAGCGGCAAAGAAATCACCGGCAGCGCGTCAGCCGCTTGCGGCTCAGCGCATAATATGTACTCTTCTTTACTCTTCTCTACTCTACTTTTCTCTACTTTACTTTGTCGTTCGATGTCAGCATTTTTTGAAAAAATGTTTACATTTTTCGAAGAAATGTAAACATTGGGCAAAATTTGGGCAACATCAACCAGAAGGATGTTGTAATCGACTTCGAGAGTTTTCCGGCGGCTGACTGCCTCGAAGTACCTTTCCTGTATGCCTTTAGAGGTCAATACGTGGTACTTGTCATACTTCTCTTTGTCGAACATCCCTCGTCTGATAGAAGCCTCTATTATTTCGGAAACGACGCTCCCACCCAACCCGACCTTGCGGGCGAACAAAAGCGCAACCTCCTCTGTCCATTCAATGTAGTAACCCGCCTTGCCGTAAATCTCTTGCAGCAAGTGAACGACTACACCAAATCCTGTCAAGCCAAATTCTGCTTCTATCAGTTCAAACTTTGCGTTCAATGTGACATCAAGCGGAAAGTAATCGATCCCGCTCTTTGCCATAGACTACTCCCTTAAAACGGCAGCTCGCCGTCGTCCTCGCTGACCTCTGCAAAGCCGCCTGCGGCGCTCTCTGCGGCGTATTTCGGTGCGGCAGTGTTGTTGTCCTCCGAGCGCCTGTTGTCTGCGAAATACACGCTGTCAGCCTGCACCTCGTAGCTCTTGCGCTTGTTGCCGTTCTTGTCCGTCCAGTCGCGCATCTGCAAGTGCCCCTCGACGCCGATCAACCGCCCGCGTCCGGCGTAGTTGCAGAGCACCTCCGCCGTGCCGCGCCATGCGACAACATCGATCCAGTCTGTGCCGCCCTCTTTGCCGTTGCGATCAACGGCAAGAGGGAACGACACAACGGATACGCCGATGTTCGTCTTTTTCAGCTCCAAATCCCGCCCGATGCGTCCCATCAGGCAGATTCGATTCATGCTCATTTCAATTCCTCCTCGCTTTGGTGTTGGTGCAGATAGAGCACATGGCTCTTGCCGATGGCGGCGTTTTGGGCGAGCCATGCGCGCGCCTGCTCGCGGGATAGATGGCTCTCCATCGCGCGGCTCTCATAGCTGAATTCTCCCGCCTCCAGCTTGCGCTTCATGCGCTCCTGTATCTCCTCTTCGCCGTAATTGGCTTCGATCAGATAAAGGTCGTAGTCCTGCGCCACAATGCCGTCCAGCGAGGCGCAGTCCGTCGCATAGAACACGCGCTCGCCGTTTGCAAATTCGATATGCCACGCACAATTCGGAACATCGTGAGGAATGGAATTGTAGGACACACAGACGGGGTAGAGAAGGGAACAGGAGTAGAACAGCACATGGCCTGCCATGCCCTCGTCGGTCACGCGGCGGTCCACGCCGATGCGTCCCATCGGTTCCATGAGCCACGGAGGGACGCACCAGCGCAGCGCAGGGCGCAGGAAGTGCAGGCGCTTGATGGTCTCGGGGTTGAAGTGGTCGCCGTGAACATGCGTCAGCAGGACGAGCCTCAATCCCTTGCAGTACGGTTCGAGTTCCCGAAAGGGAACGCCGCAGTCAATGAGGATTTCATCATTCAGCAGCACGGCGTTCCCCTTGGAGCCGGTCGAAATGACCTTGACCTTACAGATCATTCATGCTCACCTGCTTGGGGGTGCCGGTCTTTCCGTCGTCCGGCGTACCGAGGGCATCAGCGGGAGCGATCAGATCGTCCTTGACCTCGCCTGTGGTCTCGTCCACTTCGACGGTCGGGAGATCAAAATACTGCTCGCGGCTCGCGCGTCCCTCTTTCAGCGTGGTATACACATTACGCAGGCGCACGATGCTCTGCACCGTGAACGCTTCGGCCTTGCAGCCGATGTACTTTTCAAGGCACTCCATCGGTACGCCGAAATCGTCCTTGAACGCCTGCCCCATCTTGCGCACGCGGTCAATCATGGGTTCATCGCTCTTTCCCATCATTGTCTTGGTACACGCCGCAAGAGCAGCATCCACCACGTCACCGGGAATAATGCCGAGAATGCACGCGCGCATACGGCGCGCGCCCTGATTGGCAACCATTTCATAAATGTCGCGCGGGTCGGTGAGGGCAACGCTTCCTTTCCTGGTGTAGCGGATATGCGGCACGGTGAAAATCTTCGTCTGGCGGGTGTTGGTCTCCAAATCCCAGCAGTAAGCCATGACAGTGCTCTCACCGTTCTTCTGCTCCAGCTCGGTAATGCCGAAGTCGAGGTTGCCCCAGTTCTGCGCCATGACCTCGGCGAGACGGATCGAGGGGCCGGTCACGTTCTCGCCGCCGCGCGGGTATTCATAGATCGCGCGCTCGGCAAGGCTCTTGCGCTTGCAGGCGTTGAGAATGCGGTTGTTCGCTTCGATCTCGTCACGGGGAAAACGCTTGGCGACGACCATTGCCGCCTGTACCTCCTGCGCCTGACGGGAGATCATCATTTCGGCGTTCACGCTCTTGGCGCTCACAACTTCGGTGCTGTTGTAGGTCTGCATTTCGTTCATGGTAATATCCTCCTTAAAATAATCATTCGTACTGATAGCCATTGCTGACAAGGAATTGCTTCAAAAGGCGCAGGCGCTCGCGCGTATCGGTCACGCGGAACGACACCGTGAGGCGTTCGACCGCCGCCTGCTCCACGCGCTTCGGGACGACCTGTGGGGCCGCTGCGACGGTATCTCCAGCAGCGCGCGCTGCTGGAGATACCGTGTGGCGTTTCACGGCCTCGCGCTCCTCCTCGGCGCGGCGGTGACGCTCGTTGACAACGGAGATCGCAAGCGAGAGGTCGAGGTTCTTTTTGTACTCCACCATGATCTCCGGCGCGTTCTCGCCCATCGTACCGATGGTTTTCATATCCTGCGCCACGCCGTCCACCTTTAGCTTGATCTGCTCCATGAGCTTCTTCGGCGTCTTGGCTCTGGCGCTCGCCATATCGACCTTAACGCCGGTCTGCCCGAACGAAAGGAAGTCGATCTCGTTGACCGCGCACAGCTCCCGAAAATAGCCCAGCAGCATTTCCTCGCAGCGGCTCTTGATCTCGCTTTCCGTCGCGTCGATCTTGGCTTTCAGGTCTGCGTCGGCGCGCTTGTACGGGTCGGCGATGCACTCACGGTAGACGGATTCAAAACTGTCGTACTTCTCCATGATTGCGGCTTTAATGGCCTTGCGCTGGGTCTCGGCATCGGCAAACTCGCGGTTCATTTCGGCGCGAATGTTCTTCACGCTGATTAAGGTCTCGTCGGTGCAGACAAGGCTCATTGCCTCTGCGACGCGCTGCTCCGTCTGCTCCTTCCGGCTCCTCAAATGCTCCTCAATCACGGGGAGCTGCGTCACTTTCATCAGGGTGTTATCCATCTTCGGTCTCCTCCAATTCTTCAAAATACATTTCCTCTGCGCCGCAGTCCGGGCAGAACTTTTCCGTCACGAGGACATATCCGCGCTCGCCGTCAAGGTTCTCGCGCCTGTGCAAGACGTCGGGCTCGTCAAAGGTCAGCCCGCACCATTCGCAGCGGTACTTCACATCATCGCCGAGACCGCGATGAGCACCGCCGCCAGCAACAGGCAGATACCGGCAAAAAGCATCGCCTCGTCTGCCTTACGCTGCTCTCTCGTGCGCTTGTCGTGCTTTCTCATCGTCTGCACCCCCTGTCGATAAACGGCAGCAGATCACACAGCACCTTACACACCGCGCACGCACCGATAACGGCAAGCCCCGTCGTAAAGTCGCAGTCGTTGAGCGCGATCACCGCAGCGGCGATGCCGCCGAAAACCAGCGTATCAACCACGCTTTTCAACCTCCTTCTCGTTCGGCACGAGGCCGACAAACTCAAGCCCTCTGCCGCGTGCGTAGATCTCGCCCATGATCGTCCCCAGCTTTACAGGGTCAGGGGGCGTGACCCAAATGATTTTGTACTCTGGCTTTTTTCTCATTGCCTTTTCCTTTCTCTCGTGCTACAATAAGCACGGACACAATATCTTGTGGTGAGATTTGTCCCACCCGCCCCGCTCGATGCTGCAACATTGGGCGGGGCATTTTTTTACTTTTCATCGGGCTTCAAAAGCTCGTCCACCGTGCAGCCGTAGAGCGCGGCGACCTCCGGCAAGCGGCTTGCGCGGGGGTGCTGCTGTCCGGTCTCCCACATATATACCGCTGCGTCGGATACCTTCAACTTCTCGATCACCTGCTGGACGCTCAGGCCGGCAGCCAATCGAGCGCTGCGAAAGCTCATGATTTCACCTCCATTTCTTTATGCAAACTAAAAAACTTAGCGAAAGAGCAAGAAAAACTAAGTTTCCCTTGACAACTTGGCAAACTGTGATATTATAAAGGTGCCAACGATCATAATATTTTTTCGCAGTCCGCTAAATGTAAGGGGGCTTGGATTTTTGTTACCCTTTATGCTAACTAGTATAAGCTAGTAATACTAGTTTGTCAAGAAAAACTTAGAATTTTGCTAGTTAAAAATTAGCCAAACTAGGCGGTGATTTTTTGGATAGATCGCCAATTGTTACAAGAATAAATGCTTTGCTTGCTAAGAAAAACATTTCTAAAGCAGAGTTTTACGAAAAATGTAATCTAACTTCTGCATCGTATTCCAATTGGAACACAGGGAAAACGCGCCCCAAAATGAAAAATATAGAGAAAATTGCAAGATTTTTGGGCGTCACTTCTGAATATCTCCTTTATGGGGACGGAGAAGAAAAAGAAAGCGCCCCCGATCCGAAGACCAAGGGCGTAAGTCCTACCGTTCAAGAGCTGTTTGATTTTATCGACACGGCGACCGGCGCCGAGCTGAACGAGTTGTTGCGCTATGCGCAGTTTTTGATGAGCAAGCGATGAACGATTGGTTGAAGGACGGGTTTGAGACCTGCCATATCAGCGAGGAAGAGTCCGCAGCCGGGCAGCTCAAGAAATTAGAAGAAAAGCGCATCGATGAGCTTCGCCAATATGTTGCCTACCAACAGGCCGAGAATGACCGGAAGGAGAGACAGGCGGTCATTGATCGCCAAAAGCAGAGAAAGCACGACTTTGTCGTTGCCGGATTCTCCAGCGTCACAAGCGTTTTGCTTACCTTGTTTGTTGAGCATTTTCATAAAGTTCTCTCCTTTGTTCTTTCGATTTTCTCCTGATCTCGCGCGCAGCAAGTAACAATGCGTTTTGCTGCGCATCGCTCATAGTGAGAATTTTTTCTTTCAGCTTTTCTCTAATTATTGTATCACATTTCGCGTCGTTACACAACATCTTGCGTCCCTCCGTTTGGCTCTAAGGCTATTTTTTGCTCCTCTTCCGCGAGGATGCGCTCAATCAGCGCGAGCATTTCGTCTTTCTGCTTCGGCGTTAGGAGCAGATAAAGCGCCGCCGCCGCTTGCACCTGTGCGTCCATGCTTTGACCTCCTTTTCGGTATTCATACCTATTCCCACAACAGGCGTTTGCTGCACGGTGCTGTGCAACAATTAAGAAATATTGTGGAGCAGCGCGCAGCCGCAGGATCACTTTTTATTTTACTATATGTCGATTATTGCACTTTGTGCAGTCGAAAATATAAAAAATGGAGAGTCGAGATGAAAAAGTTTTTGCTTATCGCGCTGTCTTCGGTTCTCGCGTTCGGTATTTTAACCGCCTGCGGGAAAACGAATCAGACCGAGCCCGAAAACGAGCCGGCAACTCCGCCCGATCTCGTTGGAGAATGGAAGCAGACAAACAGCAATGCAGAGGACGCATGGCAGGCCGCTACCATTGCCGGAGATGCCATTGAGGTGTATTGGGTGTCTGATAACGGAGACACCAAAGCGCTCTATTGGGCCGGTTCTTTCGATGCCCCTACCACGGCGGATGAGCCATACACTTGGGAATCAAAAAATGATAAAGACCAGACCGATACGGCACTTCTCGCCAGCGGCGATGACACCAAGACGTTTACCTATCAGGACGGCATAATTAGCTACGAAGTGTCTGCTATGGGAGTTACGCAGACCGTAAAACTTGAGAAGCAATAAGTAACTAAAGGCCCCGCCGCCCTCTGCAACAAACGGCGGGGCCTTTTTGCAGCCGGCAGGGAGCGGTCGCCGCTGCTTGCTTTGACCATACTCCGCTTTACCTTACCACTTCAATAACAAAACCTTGCAATAAGACAGCGCTCGACGTGGTTCGACAAGCCATCATCTTGCGACTTTGCGGCGCGAAAACCAAAGAAATTAAGGTGATGTAAATGAACATCCAAGAAGCGTGCAGAATCCGTAAAGAAGAACTGAAACTAACATATCAGGACATTTCCGACGCTTCCGGCGTGCCGCTGTCCACCGTCCAGAACTATTTTTCTAAATTGTCGAAAGCTCCATCTTTTTATACCGTTGTTGCAATCTGTAAAGCTCTCGGCGTTTCGATCGATAAGACGTGTGAAATCATAGAACACTTGACGCCGACCGAGGAAACTTTGCAAGCGCGGAATGATGAACTAGAACGCCACGTTGACGCAAAAGCGGACATGATCGAGATCATGCGGCGTGGAGTGCGTATCCGAAACAGCGTGATTGCTATAATGTTTGTCATTATCGTTCTGCTGGTTGCATGGTGCTTGTACGTTGATTGGAGGGGGATTTGATGCGAGCGGCATTGTATATCCGCGTCTCGAGTGAGGAGCAGGCGCGGCATGGATTGTCCCTGCAAGAGCAGCGAGACGCGCTGACAAGATACGCAAAAGCGAATAAAATGACCGTGGTTGGCATATATGAGGACGCGGGCATATCCGCGCGAAAGCCGTATAAAAAGCGTCCTGCGCTCCTGCGGCTGCTGGACGATTGCAAAGCGGGAAAGGTAGACACGATCTTGTTTATCAAGCTCGATCGCTGGTTCCGAAACATTGCCGGGTACTACGATGTACAGACGCAGCTGGACAAATACGGCGTGACATGGCAAGCGACGGAGGAGGACTATGAGACGCGCACTGCATCGGGGAGATTAAAGGTCAATATCATGCTCTCCGTCGCGCAGGACGAAGCTGACCGCACAAGCGAGCGAATCAAATTTATCAACGACGGCAAGCGTGCAAAAGGCCAACCGGCAGGATCAAAAGCCCCCTTAGGGTATATTGTTAAGGACAGGCAATACCAGATTGATAACGGCACGGTAGATGCCGCGCGAGATATGTTTACGGCGTATATCAGACTGCAAAGCGTGCTGGGCGTAAAGAAGTATATGCTCGAGACGTGGGGGATTGACAGGGCGTATACCAAGTATGTAAACTATTTCCGCAATCGCCTTTATATCGGCGAGGTGTACGGCATCGAGAACGCTTGCCCCGCGCTAATAAGCAAGCAGGATTTTGACATTGTAAATGATATTCTTCGCCAGCGGTCGCAGCGCTGCGCGGGAGTTGAGACAGATCGCGTTTATTTATTCTCGGGCTTATTGCATTGCAAAGAATGCGGCAAAACGATGCAATCGGAAACGGCAAAGCAAATTTATACCTACTACCGATGCCGGACGCGAATGCTTGACAACTCTGCGTGCCAGCACAAAAAGAGGATTCGCGAAGACACGCTGGAAGATTATTTATTGCATGAGCTTGAGGGGATTGCCGAACGAAACAATCGCTATTATAAAAAGGCAGAAAAAAAGCCCACGAAAAACGCGGACGCGATACGCAAGAAAATGGGTAAACTGAAAACGCTTTATCTTAACGACTTGATTGAGTTGGACGAATACAAGCGGGAGTATGTGAGCTTAAAAAAAGCACTTGAAGCAGTAGAGGAAAAGCCAAAGACAAACCTTGACGCGCTGCGAAATGGGCTGGCGGAATATGGCACTTACTCACGAGAAGAGAAAAAGGAATTCTGGACGCGCTTCATCCGGAGAATTGACGCAGATGCCGACGGCGCGTTTTTTGTAACGCCCCGTTAGGCATATTTGACCTTCGTTTTCCCAAAGGTAAATTATGCCCAAAAGAATCCCCCGCCTTACGACGGGGGTGTTCTCATTTTTCGAGCTTACGCATGACGCTATTATAGACGCGCTCGTTCACAATTTTCAAACTGTCCATCAGCTCGTCCATGATCTCCCACGCCTTGTCCGGCGGAATATCTGCCACTGCGCGCAGGAAGTCGCTGTCGCCGTATGTTTCGACGCTAACCGGCGCGGGTGCTGCGGAGTATGCCATTGGCAAAGCCCTCTCCCTGCTGCTGCTTTGCTGGTCACGGATGGCATACAGCACGGCAAGGCGCTCATAGTTTGTCCAACTCGATTCCTCTGTTTCAAGGCGAGCTATCCAGCGATTGACCTCATTCTCGTCGACCATAGGGGCGCACCCACTTTAGCCCTCAATCGTGTCCATGCAGCGCTGGATGGCTCTGCGGATGCTTTCATCGTCGGCGTTGTCCAACATTTCCTGCAACTGGCGTTTCATGTTGTCAATGCCGCCGTCACGGGAATAGTGTCCGCGCACATAATGCGTGCCGCGTCTCGCATTGGACATATCACGATCATAAGCGCCGCGCATACCCGACTGCCAGTCTCCGTCGCGGGAATATCGGCGAGAATAGTCTTCATCGCGGGAATAGCCGTCGTCTTCCAACATCTCAATTTTATCGATGTTTTTGATGGTGTCCGTCAGCTTGTGCGCAATTTCGAGGTCGCCCGCGCCAAGCTCGCCCTTGCGTGCCAGCGCGTCGAGTTCGTCGCACAGCATATTGCGCAGATCATACATTGCTTTCTTGCTCATGTCCATTCTCCTTTCATGCGATTCTCTCAACCGTCAGGTTCGAGTTGGCGAAGTTGACGGCCTGAGTGCTGGTGTTTTCCATTGCGACCGTCAGGCAGCAGCCTTTCGGGACGCAGACCTGTGCGGAAACATAAATGTTAAAGTAGTTTTCTACCGCCGCAGGCGTGACAGTCGCCGTTGCGCTGGTCAGCGGCTCTCCGTTAATGGCAAGCGCTGCCGTGATGGCCTCAACCGTGCCTCCAGTGGGAATAGCGATGTTGCCGCCAAAGGAGACCCTAAACAGGGCGCGATTTTGATTGGTGAGGCCGCGAAGCGTGACAACGCCTGCGCCCTGACGATGCACGATACAGGGCTTGCTATTGACCGCCGTTTCGGTCAGTGGGACGTTCTGCCCGGCAGGGACCAAAGCAATGCTAGAATTACTAAACTCAGCCATACTGGTATCACTCCTTTCTCTGATTTGCCCCAAAAGGGGCAAACGCACCATTTGCGACCATTTCCGCGTAGCTGGGCGCAAATAATTCGTCCGCTTTACGCAAAAGATCGGCATAATTGCTAAGATCGTACATGCTCATTTCACTCTTGTCCAGAGTTGCAATGTGATCGACAAATTCCTGCTTAAGTTCGTCAACCGTTTTCACAAAATCATTCCTTCCTAAAGGGGTCGAAATCGACCCGTTTAAAATACAGCGGCGGAGCTATTGCCCCGCCGCGTTGTTGTCAGTATCGGCACGGGGCCGACCATTTTGTTGACGTCAACAAAATCGCCAACAAAAAGCTATGCTATGCAGTTGTCAGCAGCCGCAACAGGCAAACTGGTTGCAGCAATAGGGGTTCTGCACCGTGTAGGCCGGAATGGGAGAAGGCCGGAGCTGGGATACCAGGTAGCTGTTCTGCGCGGCCTGAGATGCCGCCAGTTTCAGATTCTGATTCTCGGTCTGGAGGTCGGACAGCTTGCTCTGCGTCAGGAAGTCGAGGATGGCGCGGCTGTTCTGGTTGTTCGCGTCAATGATGTCGCGCGTGGCGTTCTGCACGGTGTTGCGCGTGTCACACGCCTGCGCCGCCATGTCATAGCGCACCTGCGCGATAGCCGCGCGATTCTCGCAGCAGCAATTTGCGGCCTGCATCTGCATGGCGTTGAGCTGCTGCATGAGCGCCGCCTGCTGGTTGCTGCGGGACAGCTCGGCATTGCCAAAGCCGGTGTTGATGGCCTGTGTGGTCGTAGCAAAGCCGCCAGTAATGGCATTGTTCAACGCAAAGGTGGAATCGCAAATGCCATTTGCAATACTGTCGAGCTTGCGCTCAACGCTCGCAAAGTCAGATGTCAGAACGTAGCCGTCCATCACACCGCCGCCGTTACCGTTGCCAAATCCGTTGCGGCCCCAGCCGAAGAGGAAAAGAACGATAATCCAGATCCAGCTGTCGCCCCACATACCCATACCGCCGCCGTAATTGTTTGCGGGGGCGACCGGCATAGTCATCATGGGAGTACCATCAGAAAGAGACATGTTATCTCTCCTTTCAATAAGTTTTTATTTACAACTTTCTGGCCAGAAAATGTTGTATCAATGTTGAAAATATGGTATAATTGATATGCGCGGATAGGGTAGCTCCCGACAAGCCGAAAGTCCTATCGGTTTCCGTGCAATACAAAATTTAGGACTGCACGAAAGGACAGTGCTATGCCGTACAGAGACAAAGGTTTTTACGCTCAAAAGCACCAACAACTAATCGGTCAAAAATTTAACCGCTTAACTATCCTTGATATTTGGATTGATAAGGTAAAAGGTTACTATGTGTGCAAATGCAAGTGTGAATGCGGAAGCGAAACTGTAACCCGACTATCTCCCGTAAAAAACGGGGGAATAAAATCTTGCGGATGCATTCGGTACAAATACAGGAAAGCGCCTATAATGGGCTGCAAATTGTATACAGGTCGTTCAAAGCATCCCCTTTACAACACTTGGAACAACATGCTTGGGCGATGCGAAAACCCAAATGATGAAATGTACAAGAATTATGGTGGCAGGGGCATTTCCGTTTGCAATCAGTGGCATGATTTTGATGAATTTATAAAATGGTCAGATTCAGTTGGTGGTCGTCCTGATGGATGCTCTATTGACCGAATTGATGTAAACGGAAACTATTGCCCTGAAAATTGCAGATGGGCGACCAATGAAATTCAGCAAAACAACAAAACTACAAGCCAGTATCTAACATACAAAGGCGAAACAAAAACGCTTGCTGAATGGTGTCGAAAACTCGGGTTGAGCCGATATTCCGTTCAATATCGCTTTATGCAAGGCTGGTCGGCTGAAGATATATTAGAAATCCCGTTAAACCATCGGAAAGACGAATACCGAAGAAAAATTTTGCAGAGAACAAAAGACGGGATCATTGTTGCAACCTATAATGGCCTTTCGGATTTGCCAGAAGAATACAAAATGACATCAGTATCTTCGGCTTGTAACGGTCATTATAAGCGGGATACTTACAAAGGTTATATTTGGGAGTATGCAGAGGGCATTTAGCCCTCTGCTTTTCTATCGGAACAAATGCTCAAACTGCTTTGCCATTGTTTGCAGTTGATTTAATTCCTGCTGGCTCATCGCGCCAGATTGCAGGAGCTTATTGACTTCTTCTTTCGGGTTTCCCTGAAAGCCGCTTTGGAACTGTTGGAATTTCTGCTTGAGCTGCATCAGCTCACTTATCGGCCCCGGCATCTGCCCGCCGCCCAGCGCGGCCATAAACGGATTAGTCATCGTCATCGTCCTCCTTGCGCTTCTTCTTGCCCTTTATTTCGCCCACAAGAGCCGCCAGTGCGTCAAACTCCTTGCGGGTGACAAATTCCACGCCCTTTTCCTGCGGCGCTGTGCGGGGCGTTTCTGCGCGTTCTACGAGGTCATAAATCTTGAGCGTTGGCTTGCCGCTTGCATCCGCCTGCTTGAGATACACAGTCGGCGCGGTAGAATCCCACAGCGCCACAGCAGAGTTGGGCGCGATCAGGTAGCCTCTTGCCTCCTGCTCGCTGCTCACCCACTGCACGCCGCCCTGTGCGATGGGGTTCTGTTGCACTGGCTGCGACATAGGCTGCTGCATGGGCTGCATTTGTGGCTGCTGCATCTGCCGCATCTGCATGAGGTTGTCTGGCATTGGCTGCGGATAATAGGGGTTGAAATAGGGATATGCCATGTTCATTCCTCCGTTTCTTTTGCCCAGTAATAAAGCGGGATTTCGTTCTCGCTGTTCCAACTGTCGTAAATTACACCGTCCTGCACGCAGACCACATGCCCAGAGAGGGCGAGAATATACGTCCCGCGCGGGTGCTCATCGGCAAACTTACCGACCGTGTAGCAGTCCGGGCAAGTGTCCGGCATGATATAGCGCCGATAGCCGAGAGACCGCAGATACGCGCCCCAACAGGCGTTTGCATTGGGAAGATCGCCGTCCAAGTATCCCCGTATGCAGAGCGACAAATAGACTTTGCCCCAGTCTTTGCCCGTCGCCTTGCAGATTGCGCGCACGGTACAGTCCGATACGTTGCGCCCTGCGGGGTTTGGGTTGAAATAGCTATACATGGAAAAGCTCCGCAAAATAAACGTAAGTACGCAGCCCGTCAGGGTCAGGAAACAGTGCCAAAATGTCCATTGCCATTTGCTCAGTAAAGCCCAGTGCTAAAAGTCGGTCGTACATCGCCGCGCCTCCTTTTGTTGCCTCTATCATACCGTGGATCGTGCCCCGCAAATGGTCATCGTTTGGTCATTATTTGGTCAAAAAATATTTTGCAAAAAGCTCAAAAAGCTCTTGACTTTACGCCAATATTGGCGTATACTAAGCACATAAAGCAAGAGGGAAACCTCAGGAGGAAACGAAAATGAAGTACAATTACAGCATTTATGAAGACAATGCCGGCCGCCTGCACCTCGCTGTCATGGACGAGAACGGCTCCTGCATCTACTACATTTGCGACGCGGACCGCGCTCTGGTCGTTGGGGCGCTGGACGCGCTCAAAGCGGGCGGCGACCCCATCGCCGACGACTGGGAGGGCGGCGAGCCGGACCCTGCGACCTGCTACGAGGAGATCAGCAACATTGTCGACGCCCGCAACGGCGGCGCGACCATGCTCGATTTATAAAACTTACAGGAGGAAGAACATCATGAACGAATACAGATATGAAGAACTTCGCGAGGCGGCCACTAAGAACCCCACCGGCGAAAATCTCGCCGCTCTCGGCGAATGGCTTCAGCAGTACGGCAACGACTGCTGGAACGGTGAGGAATGGGACATCGACGAGGGCCGCCTCTTACGTCCCGTGTATGGTCAGGAGCCAGACGAATACGGCGATTTCCCTCTCGTGGGCTACGATCTCCTCTAAAGGAGGTGGCGGCTATGAGACGAAAGTACAACGACTGCCAGCGGGCGGATGGCGACTGCACCGTCTGTTCTCTGGTCAACTACGGGCGGGACTGCCACAACCGCCCCATCACTAAGCTTGAGTGGTCCCGCCGCATGGCAAACATGACGCAGTCCGAGTTGGCTCAAAAGTCCGGCGTCAATATCCGCCGGATTCAGAAAGTTGAATCCGGCGAGATTGAAACCGGCAATATGGCTGCAAAAACCCTATTTGCGCTTGCCGACGCTCTTGGCGCCGATGCGAGGGAGCTGCTGTAATGGGCATATATGACCTAACAGGGCAGACTTTTGGGCACTGGACTGTGCTTGAGCCTGCGGAGCCGGATAAATACGGTCGGGCAAAATGGCTCTGCCGATGCGATTGCGGCGAGGAACGCGTCGTGACTGCCAGCAATCTCCGTCGGGGTGTCAGTACGTCATGCGGCCATACCAGGGGCGAAAATCACCGAAAGAATCTGATTGGACAACGCTTTGGGCGGTTGACTGTGACGCGTTATGTGCGCTATTCTTCGACCGCGAATAGCTCAATATGGCGGTGCCGTTGTGATTGCGGCAAAGAGACCGACGTATCGGGCAGGAATCTTATGACCGGGCATACCACGTCCTGCGGCTGTGCTATGGCAGAGGCCCAGCAATCCCCAGCCGCTCGAGTTAAGGCGCTGCTGGAATCCCCGTTGACAGGGCCATATGAGACCAATATCCGCGCAAAATGGTATCGAGTATCAAACGGTGCTCGTGAGTGGGAGATCAAAAACTTATCGAAATTTGTCAGAGATCATGTGGAGCTGTTTGGCATTGACCCAGAGGATAAGTATGAGGCCAAGCGTACGGCCAAGATGCTGTATGACGCGTCATACAATCACTGTCGGTGGCACGGATGGACGGTCATCCAGATCGAACCGAACGAATAAAAAGAGAGCACCGATCAACCTCGGTGCTCTCTTTGTCCGTCTGCTATTTTTTGGTATGCCCGCCTGCGGCAGCGGTTGACCGCCTCCGGTGACAGGTGCAGCGCCTCGCACACTTGCGCGTAGCTCTTGCGTCGCACGTCGCACTCGATAAGGCACGCCGCCTCGTCCTGCGGTAGCTCGAAGGATAAAATATATTCGACGGCTCGCCGTGGAGCCATCGCGGATAGTTCCGCCCGGATACGCTTGTGCTGACTGTTCATGCCCGTGTAAGGCTTGCAGAGGCGCTTGCGCGGGCTTTCGCCGCCCGCTCCTTCCTGTGCCCGATTAGGACACCGTCATTTTGCCGCTCTCTGGATCATCGCCACGGCTTCCTGCCGCGTGATCAGTCTCTGCGGCGCGCTGCCGTCCGTGATGCCCGCAATTTTTGCCGCCGCCCAGTCTTTTGCCGCCCACGAAGAGACGGGCTTGGTGCCGAGCTGCGCCAAATATGCGTCCATCATCTTGTTAAATGTTGCCTGATCCATGTACTCCTCCATTTCCGGCGGGTACTTCCCCGCCAAAATCATGCTCCCTGTGTATCGCATATGGTCGTCCCACTGGAAATGCGGCTTGTCCGGGAATTTCTCCCAGTCCCCGCCCCACGAAAAACCGACCTGCTTGCCGATCTGCCCGCAGCGGGCAAAAAACGACGGATCGTCGTACTCATGTCCCTTGACGTTTTTGCAGATGTCGAACGCAAGCCCCGCCTTGACGCCGTGGAACGTCGGCCTTGTCGCGGTCTTTGCCGCGTAGCCGTTCGCGGCAAGATAGCGCTGGTACTCGTCATCCCTGACCGTCTCCGTCACCAGAACGGGCAAGCCCGCCTCCTTGCAGAGGTCGAGAAAAATGACGCAGTTCGCGCGCACGTCCGCCCGCAGGTCGGCAATGTCCCTACTGTGATACATTGTCAATCTCCCTTTGCATCAATGGCGTCCTGATTCTTCTGCGACTGCGTGCCGAAGTAGAACGCGATGATTGAGCTGTAGATCAGCATGAGCTGTTCGCCGGTGATCTTGCCGACGACAAATCCGTAGATCACCGCGCCGGTTGCGGCGATCGTCACAATGCTCTTCACGCTGCACAGGTTCGCCAGTCTCTTTTTCAGTAAATCATTATTCATAGTGTTGTATCGTCCTTTCTGAAAATCTTGATGCCCGCCACAACGACAAGCTCTGTTGTCCATGCCTTGAACCAGCGTTCCGTCAGTACGTCCGGCGGCGGCACGCCGAGCGCCGTCATGGTGAGCGAGGCGACGGTGTACCACGTCAGGCTGAAAATGGCGATGGATATGTACCTGTCCCTCTTTTTCATTCTACCCCAGTGCTCTTTCAGCTGCTTCATGCCATGCACCACATCCAGAGTGCGCGGATGCCCTTAATGGCCACCGCCACGCCAAGCAGCAGGGCCGCGCCCACAATGATAGCAACTGCCACCTCTGCAAAATCATCCATCATGCCATGCCTCCCGAGATCAGCCACGCGATAAACGCGCCCGCCAGCGCCGCGAGAGCCTTGTCGACCAGCCCGTCCCACCGTTTCCCCGCCTTGCCCGTGATGGCTTTCACGTCCTCTTTGATCTCCTTGACGTCTCCCTCAACGGTCTCCTGCTTGGTCGCCAGCACCTCGACCGACGTTGCCAGCCTGTCAAGCGCCGTTTGGTGCTCCTGCAGCTCGTTGATGCGGTGCGTATTACTTTTGCATCGGCTTTCGATCAGCGCGATCTCTGCATCATCGTAGTGCTTTGCATTATCCATATCCCGCTCCCTTTCTCCTTTACTCTTCGATCTCCACCCCATACCGCTCAAACATTGAGCGGATGGCGGGATTGCGCAGCAGCTTTTTGCGCTGGCCGTGGTTGAGGTCGTTGTAGACCGCTTGCAAAGCTTCCTTGACCTCCGTGTTGTACGCGATAACGCGTTCTCTCAGCTCGCTCATGATGTCACCCCCGATAGCAGTGCCTCAAGCGCATCGCGCAACTCGGCGTTGTCTTTTTCCAGCGCCGCGATACGTTCCTCTGGCGTAGGCTCGGGCGCGGGCTGTTCTGCCGCCAGCTTTTCAAACTCCGCAACTTCTTCGGCAGTCATGTCACGGATTATGCCGTTTTCACAAATTTTCATGCTCGTCATCTCCTCCCGTACAGTGATAGCTTTCCGCCTGCAATCTTGTATATCGTGTGAGCGGAAAGCTTTACGCTTGTAATACTGTCTCCGTCAAACGGGATTGCGTTATATGTGCTGTAAAGCGATCCAGCAGCATAGTTTGTTGGATTATTGGAATCAACAGATGTAATGTGAACCCAACCGAATGGCAGGAGCAGAATTCTTCCGTAGTTGCTTTTTGGGTATCCTTTTGGGGGATATGTTAAACCACTCGCTTGGGGAACACTCCCGTTGATGGAAATAGATATCCCCGATGCAGTCTCAGTGCTGCCAACCAAATTTACTTTTTTGTATGCGAGTTCTTTATAGTTTGGGAGGTTTTTGTATTCCCACACGAAAACATCGTTTGCGGCATCGACATCGACATCGATTTCCGCAATCAACTCCCACGTCTCGCTGCCGCCCCCCTCGGCATCCACCGCTTCCCACGCAGTCGGCTTGCCTTCGGCGTCAACGGCTTTGACCTTGATGGTCTGACCAACGGTGGCGGCGGTTAGGCCAAGAGAGAGGTCGCCCCCGCTCTGAATGTTGCGCACCGCCTCAGCCATCCCCGCCGGAAAGCTCAGGGGAGCGGTTGTCCCGCCCTTCTCGCGGATAGCGTCGGCGACTGCCGTAATGCTTTCGCCCTGTACCAGATATTCAGCCATTAAAATGTCCCTCCTTCCGCCGCGGGCAAGGCTTCCGCCACCCACTCTTGCTGCTCAATGCTCCATCGCAGAAACGCCCCGTCGTCAGCCGCTTCCGGTAGCCGCGGTTGGTCGATTGTGCAGAAAGAGGATATTGTGGCACTGCTATTTTGCAAATTCGCATTGAAAAAAATATTGACGCCCCACGATTCGTAAAACGCCTTGCCATAGAACTGGTACGCTTCCACTCCTTCGATTGTGATCCCAACAAAATATGCCTGTACCGGCAAGCGATCTTGATTATCCAAGAACCCGAATTTGAGCAGCGCCCCACCGTTTTTGGCGGCAGCCACAAGCTGAGCCCCGATATCTGTAGATACCTCGAATGAGGAGGCGCTCCCAGTCCGCGCTGGGTCTGCATCTACACCCGCGGAATACAGATCGATAACAACAGGTGATTTTTCCGCCACCCATTTCTTATTTCGGACGCGAAGAAAAGCACCTTCTTCCGCGCCATCAGGCTTTGGTAACTCGGCCTCCTGCCCAAAGTATTTGCGCAAAGTGCCACCGGACACCTTTTTTGCCGTCGCATTTTGCTGTACCGCAAATAGATCATCCGCCGTTACAGCTTCCGCCGCAGGCAGATCGTCAATGGTTTTGTCCATGTTGCCCTCCTTTATCGTAAAATATTGATTATATGGTACACGTCCACCGCACCGTAGACCGCGGTAGCAACGTATAGCGCATACCGCGCCGCCCGCTCCCTCCGGGTAGAGAGCCACCACAGCAGCCCCCACACGATGACGACCTTGTAGCAGACCATGAACGGGACGGAGCGCATCAGCGGGTTTAGCTCCACCGCCCCGCCATGCAGCGCCCAGAGCGTGCAGAATAGGTCGATCAGATTGAGCACGTAAGCAATGATGCCCATGCTATCCCTCCAACAAAAGCTCTTTCCCCACGCGCTGCATCTTGCGTCCGCCCGCCGTCACCTCCGTGTAATACGGCGGGGAAACCGGGCCATCCAGCGAGTAAAAGGCATCAATGCGGATGGGCTCCGCCCAGATAGCGCCCGTCACACCGTACACGGCGGATGCAACGATAGACCCGGCAGCGCCATATGACGCCCCCCTTGGGCGAATTGCCGTTAGCACACCGTGTCGCCACGCCACCGGAGTTTCACTGTCGATTTTGAAGTAGAATATGCTGCCGTCAAACTTGCTCTGAGAAGTGCTACCAGCAGTGGTATAAACATAGGACGCAGCCGAAAAAATTCCATGAACCGTGACTTCTCCCTTTATTGCACTGCTCGCCTTGCCAAAGTAAAAGAAGTTCTCAAGCGGTATTCCTGTGTAGGTCATCCCCTGAATGATAACACCATGTGGCGTCCGCACGACGATTGCACCGGCTGTGTACAGAGCGGTTCCGTTTTCCGTTATGGAGCCGGTATAAATATCATAACGGCCTTCCTTTGACTTGGAATCCTCCGTGATCCATCTGACAAATTCTATCTCAAGGTAATAGGCGTAAGCTGATGTCCTATAAGATGTGAATGACACGCCGTAGTCCGTATCCCCGAACTTGTATACCCAGTTTGAACCGCTACTCTCGACCAGTTTCAGCTCCGGAATCTGCGCCACTATCCAATAATGCATATCCGCTATCACGGTGGTGTACTTGTCGCCCTTAAATGTCTGTTTCGCAACTGTTACGCTCATGTCTTCACCTCAAATGTGCCGATCTCAATCACCGGCAAAATATTGCATCCTGCAAACTGTGGATATGCTTGGAAGTTGCCAACGTAGATGCCACCGTCGCCACCGCCTCCGCTGAATCCCTCGCTGCCAGCGGCCCAGCCCTTGAGCGTCCTGCCGACCGAGACCCCGGCAAGAAAGCTGTTTTTATCGTAGTTCACGCGCCATCCCTCCTCACCACCGGATCAGCGTCGCGTGTCCGCTGTTGTCCGTGATTTTGATCGGGCGTCGCTGCTGGTCAAAGGTCACCGTGTAGCGGTACGGTGTCTTTTCTCCGTCCACCAGCTCGGCAAAATTCCCCTTGTCCCACTCCGAGAAGTCCAGCGCCGTGCTCTTGCGCAGCCCCATCAAATCCATATACCCGTCATCCCGCGCGGCGAGACCGAGCTGTTTGCCCAGGCTCGTCTCATACGTCAGCTCCAGCGAGTTCTGCCGCTTGACGAGGTAGCCGCGCTGCTTGCCGTTGTTGTCGCCCGCGCCGAAGACGTCCACAGGGTAGTAGTATTTCCCGTCCGATTGAAACGAGATCGCGCGCTTGACCTGCTCCTCGTATTGGTAGACCATCACCGGCCAGCTCGTCTGCTTGGTGGTGGTAAAAATGCGCTCGCCGTTTGCGTAGGGGTATCCATCCGAGCCAATAGACGCGCCCGCGGGGTCTGCCTCCCAGTAGATCAGCTCCCCGTTGGGGTTTTTCGCCTGCTCTGTCGTACTTTTGGCGATGCCCGCGACGAACTCAAGGCTCTGTCCCTCCACGCGGATAAAATTGTCGTCCGTTGTGTCTTTAGCAAGATACTTGACCACCCGGCGCGAGGTCGAAAGCCGGTTGACGCTCAAGTCTGCGATCTCGCCGAAGGCGGAGTAGAGCGCGTCGGCCGACAGCTGCCCGGAGACGTCCACGTTGCCCTCAAGCTTGATGTAGCCCGTGTAGTTGTTGGGGCCAACCTTGAGCGTGATCGTCGCGGTCGTCTGGCCATCCGGGCTGGACGCTGACGTGACGGATAGGCTGATCCCATCGACCGTTTGCGTAATGTCCGAGACCCGCCCGTCGATGCCCTCGACCTTGAGGTTGATCTCCTCGCTGGTCTTGGTGATCGTTGCTCGTGTTTCGGCAATCTTGCGGTTAAATTCCTGCGTGATGTACCCCCCGGACGGATATTCGTCTTCCATCTCCGCTTCTCCGGGGGAAGAAATACCCGCGTATCCGCGCCCATCATCAGAGAGTTTAGACAGCGGCGAATAAATGCCACCAACCGTCACGCCGTCGCCCAGCTCTGCCGCTGGATCGATGTTTGCTGCGCCTGCTTCGTACGCCTGATACTGGTAGCCTTTCATGGTTTGCAGTAAAGCATTTACCATTGGCTGCGTGGCGTGAGGGCAACTTGCAATGACCTCCATTCCGGTATCGTCGCCCGCCGTCAGGCTATTTTCGTCGTCCACAAGCAACGTCACACGGGAAATAGGCTTATACTTGCCATTGTCGGAAAAGCTTGTAATGTCGCCGCCGACGTAATATTTATCAGACAAGAATCCTCACCCCTCCAAACGTAATAGCGCTGCCCGCTTCTGTAATGAGATAGTTTGTCTCGGTAGGCATAGACAACAACGGAATAAGCAATAGTTTCCCTGCATCGGTAATAATCCAGTTCCCACCGTGCGCCGCAGCGATAAAGCATAGCTCGTTGCGGATGGTGTAATCATTTGCGGGATAGTCGATGGTATACGAGCTGTTGAGCACTGTGCGGCTGTCCAGTTCCACGCCCATCAACTGGCAAAAGATGTTTACAGCGTCAGGCATAGTCATCGGAAAGTTAAGCGACTGGTCTGGCTCCCACACAACGTCAGCCTTTCTCATAGCGTCGTATGCTTCAAGTTCCCAATAATCCCCATCGCAGGACCGGCGGTTGGTAAAAAACACGCCTTTGGGGATCCAGTCTGTCGCCTGACTGCCATTAACAAGCCTGAGATAACGCTTGATCGTCGCGGCGCGCGGTACGTTGTCCGCATACAGTGCCAGTTTTAATGTTGCGCAGCAGGCGTTCCCGATGCCGAATTCTTCAAACAACTGCGATTCGACGGAATGCGACACTTCCGCGTCTTTGCCATATTCCGTTCCCGCAACGTCAAATTTGTACTCTCGTTCTGTGCCGGGCTTGTGGAGCAGCTCGCGCCACAGCGCGCTTGTCGTCTGCCCCATATCACACCTCAATCAAGTTAAACGTCGCGCCGCCCCACACCTCATTGTCGTCCGCTGCTTCTTCAAGCGTGCATTCCATCGACGAGCAGTAAAACGTGCTGGTTCTGACGCCATGCAGATCGAGATACTTGACCGTGCACGTTGTCTTATTGAGATCGTCATCGAGTTTTGCCAGCACGTCACGCTTGACGGAGCGCGTTGTATAACTCAGTTTCCGCTTGGTGGTGATCTTGTCGCGCCGCATTTTGCCATCTTTGGTACGGGTGGTCTTGTCGCTGTCGAGATCGTTTCTGCTCCACCCGTATCCTTTCGTTGCGATTGCGGACGAGTAGTCCGTGCCGTTGATAATAAGGACTTCCATGTTGCCCCTCCTTAGTACAGCAGCACGGGCTTACCCGCCGCGCGTGTCATGTTGTTGATGTTCTTCACGGTACTTCGTGCGATTTCCTTGCCGTCGAGCTGAATAACGACCGTAGTTGCACCGCCGCCTGATTCCGCCATAGCCTGCTTAAATGCTTCGACCATCGTTGCAAGCGGCGTTTCGATGTTCGTTCCGCTCTTCTGGTCGCCCAGTACGGCGAGAAATTCCTTGTTGGGTGGGATGACTGCACCGCGAGCCAATGCAGGAGCGGAGACACGGCTAATCGAAGGAGCGCGAGAAGGTCTGCCAAAGCCGCCACTTCTGGTTCCAAATCCTCCGCTTCGGCCAGAATTCGATTTTGCAATAGAATTCTGCGCTTCAACAAATTTTTTCCCGAACCAGCTAACGGCATTAGCCACCCACGTTTTTACAGCCTCCCATGCGGATTTTAAACCGGACAAAAGGCCGTCAATAATCCTTCGACCTAACGCTTTCCAGTAATCAGCAGTAAAAAACTTCGAAACGCTGGTATTCCACCACTGTTTAATGTTCTGCCACATTTCTTTAAGCTTGGTAAGAAGTGCACTCCAATCCAGATCAGATGCAGCGGCAATAGCCGCGCCGCCAGCAATCATCATCCCAATGCCAAGTGGAAGATTTGCGCCGGAGAAACACAGAACCGCACCGATAGCGATAAGCGAGACGCCAATCGAACCCATAAGAGATTTGATTGCGGCTTTTGTCTTTTCGGGGGCTGTGTTCCAGTTCATGGCGACCGACGCCGCAATAGATGCTGCACCCGCAATCATTAACCCAATACCGAGAGGTAAGTTTGCTCCCGAAAAGCAAAGCACTGCGCCGATGGCAAGCAAGGTCATTCCGAGCGCCATCATTAAGGCCGACAATGTATTTTTTGTTTTGTCGTTTACTGCATTCCAGTTCAAGGCGACTGCCGTTCCCAGCATAGCCGCGCCTGCCAGCATAAGCCCAATGCCGAGGGGGATGTTTGCGCCAGATAAACACAAAATTGCACCAATGGCGAGGGCAAAAAGGCCCAGCACCGAAAGCACATTTGTCAGTGCAGCTCTAAGGCGGTCAGACATTGCGTTCCAGTTTTCTTTAATAAGTGTAACAAGCCCAATCGCGCCCGCCGCCATAAGTGCGATTCCGAGGGGTATATTTGCGCCGGAAAAACACAGAATTGCGCCAAGAGCTAAAAGCGCGCCGCTAAGGTATGCCGTAAGCTCGTCGATCTTTGCTTTGTACTCGTCGGTCGTAAACTGTTCAAACACGGGAGAAAGCCGATCTGCAAGCGCAGCCGCAGCGCCGCCTCCACTGCTTGATGTGGAAATCGTGTTGATCTCGTCAAAACTAGCAAGATTCCCTTTTGCTTCTTTTGCCGCCGAACCGACGCTACCGATAGCATCTGCTTCTTTATAAAGTCCTTTTGCCGCCGCTTCTGATTTTTTTGCCGTTGTTCCAAAAAGCATCGATACAATGTTTGCAATAACGCTGATAACCTTTGTAAGGATGTTCACAAGCGCTGTAAAGGCTGGAACAATTACACTTAATAGCGGTTGTGCCAAAGTGAGCAACGCGCCCTTTAAGCGTCCAATAGCTTTTGCGGCTTCGTCATTTACTTGGATGACTTTCCAGACATAATCACGAACAACGGATAATGCCCTTGTAATAAGAGTAAACACAAACGCCCTGAGAGCGAGCTTCTTTACTCGGTTAACGAAGCGGGACATGTATTCGTCGGCTTTTTTAGTCGCATCACCCATCTCGAAAACACCGTTTTTTGTGCTGGAGATTTTTTCGGAAAGCTCCCCCGCTTTTGTCTTCATCTTATCGAGATTTGCCGTATCGGACTGAATTGAAGCGTCCATCTTCTCAACTTTAGCTGTAACGGCGTCATACTCTTTTTGCAAAGATTTCACAGTGCTTTCCTGTGCCTTGATGGAATCCGCCGTAAAAAACTCTTTGCCGCTGTGCATTGAATCAAGCGTCGCTTTTGCCGCATCGAGATTTGCCGCGATTTCTGCCGACTGCTTTGCCAGCGGCATTTTGTCTTGCTGTTTCTGGTAAATTTTATCGTTAAGCGTGTCGATTTTTTTAACCAGTTTATTCAGTTCTTTTTGAGCGTCTTTGTCGTCCAGATCCACGCTGAAAACTACCGAACCGTCCGCTGCCATAAAATCACCACCTTGCTTTTAGTTTTTTGCTGTGATATGGTAAAAGAACCGTATTTAATGGGAGGGAAATAGAATGAAAGCATTGAAAAGAACCTTGTTATTCCTTGTTGTCTTCTTTGCATCGTTTCTTTTGATCCTAATTGTAGGAGTTGCTACAACGCCAGAAGGCCAAGAAACTATGCCAGTATGGGTTGGCGTTGCCCTTCTAACAATACCTATCCCATTAGGGATTCTGGCCGTTAATAAAGCCGTACCGCAGACTTATGACGAAAAGATTAAAATCCAAACAGTAAAGTGCAAGCTACAACTTGTCGGCGGGCTTGACCTTGCAGCAGGGTCTATCTGCTCCGCCATGTGCTCCCCAGAATCTATTTCATTTTCAGCGAGCGGGCAAACATTCACCCTTTCGCCAAGCAAGCTTATCGATGTTTCTGTTATGACGCCGCAGGATATCCAGACCCAATACGTTTCAAGCGTCGGCGGCGCAATCGCGGGCGGTATTTTACTTGGCCCAATCGGCGCGGCGCTTGGAGGGTCAGCACAGAAGAAGAAAACGAAAATTGTCCGTCAGTACCTTATCTTTGCATATCAGGCTGATCCAGAAGTTAAATACATTGTATTTGACGTGACTTCTGCACCTCAGAACGGGAAGAAAATCAGCAAAATTTATGCGTACTTAAAGAAAAATGAAAACAAACAAGTCTCTCTTTAATTTCAACCGGCTCATTCGTGAGCCGGTTCTTTTTTCCCCAACCATGCACTAAGCGTATCCGCTTCTTCTTTCGAGACCTTTTTCGGGATATCGACCACATCTTTATTGCGTCGGTAAAATTCTCGGTCTGACTTGTCTAAGGGTTTTCCTTTCGCCTTTAGTTCTCGAATGCGGATGACTTGCGCAAAGAAGCAATCGCCAATTTCCATATAAGCAGACAAGAAAGTAAACCAGTGCGTACCGCCAGTGTTGGTATCTGGATCGTATTCGCTTTCGCGAATCTCTTTCCCAAGCACTCGGTTGACAGGGGAAACGATAAACTGAAAATCTTTCGCCCAATCAATGATCTCCGGCTCTTTCTTTTTATCATCAGGGTATTGCCCACCGTTGATAAACCAAAACAGCTGTTTGATCGCTTCGTCGTAGTCGGGAATTGAATCAAAGTCAACAAAGAAGAGACGAAGGGCGGTATAAGCTCGTTCTTCGTCGCTGAGTTCTTCATCGTCCAGAACCTCGAATATCGTCAGTATCACTCGAAAGTCATACCGAACGGCAAAGCTCTGCCCGCTGATCTCTACGCTTTTAGGAAGTCCGTAACTCATACCGCCCTCCGATTAATGCTTCTGCACTTTGTCGATGTACTTTTTGATCCTCGGATTCGTGAATTTCTGCTCACGCGAGAACGTACTGTCGATCTCATCCATAATGGCGAGCATAAAGTTGCACCATACAGGAACGCCTTCCGCCAAGGCGTAAACATTCCTGTCGCCGAAAAGGTCGTCTGCAATGGGTGCATCAAAGACAGAATTGATAATGTCCCGCATTTCGCGGTCTCTCTCTCGGGCAAAAGCAAAAATCTGCTTTTTATCACCCATCTTTTCGATCTGCGCCTTATATCCATCCTGCTTTTTGTCAAGGTCTTCAAAAGCAAGATACAGCTTTTCGACAAAATTGCTGTCGGTAGGGTTGAATGACACTTGGCACTTCCCGTTTACGGTATAAGTTACAAGGCCGTCGTCAAAATTAAGTTCCCGCATGATGCCCTCCTTATTCGCCCTCGGTAAACGTGACCGCATTGCCGGAGATAGCAGCAGTGCCAATCGTGCGCGTGCCGCCAAGCGTCACGTCGATAGGCATACCGATAAAGCCGCCACCCTCGCCGCCGAGGGAAGAGGGCTTGACCATGCAGGACGAATAGCGCTCCGCAAATACTGCGGTCTTTGCCGTTCCTGCATAAGCGTGGACAATCAGCACGTCCTGATTCGCCAGCGCCGCCGCGTTTTGCTCCTTGACCGCAAGATTCCAAACCTTGACGATGGCAGGGTCGCCAGCGTCCAGATCAGACGGGTCAAAGGTCTGCGTGATGATGGGTTTCTTCATGGTCGTGCGCGTCGTGCCGAGAATATCCTTCGAGGCATCCTCCTGCCAGTCGTATTCCATGCTGGAATCCGTAACGCGCGTACCGAGGGGAGCCCACGTAGGGGTTCCGGCTTCGCCCGTGTTGAGATACGCGATCAGAAGTTCGCGATCTACGGTCTGCCCCGCCGTGGTGTTAAAGGTCATATCAGCCATTTTTAATCACCTCGTAGTTCATTTTCATAAGGATTTGGTGATCCTCATCGCCGTTTTCATACACGGCAAAAAGAGAGGATCGCGTTGTCGGCTCAATGCGAATGACGCGGTGACCATCGCCAATGTCAGGCGGCGTCTCGCTTGTTGCCCAATCGCCCAAGGCGTTAAGCATCTCGTCGGCTTTGAGCCGTTTATCATTGCTATTCCCCGGTTTCATGCGGTAGATGACCTTAAATTGGTATTCCGCCTGATATCCGCCGAGAATGTATTTTTTGACAATGTACGCCGCCTGAATTGTGGACAGCGCCATCGCCGCAGTATCGGCGGGAAGAAATTCAAACCGAATCAAATCAACCGGCTTGTCAGGGAATGTGTTTAACCACGCAAGCAGCTTTCGGGAAACTTGATCTTCTTCCGCTGCCGATACCGTCTTTTTAACCTGCTCCGTACTTCTTCACCGCCTTTTCTGCCACGCGCAACCACTTATCAAGGTTCTGTGCTTTAGATGCTTCGCACCAATGAGCCTGCGCCTGCGGATGCATCGCCTTGTTAAATACCAAGTTGCGATCTGTAACTACTTTTGTTCCGCCCTTTGGGGCGTATGTGCTGCCGGTGTTTGGGTCGACCATTACTTTTCCGTAATACAAAAACCTTGCGTAAGGGCCGGGGTAAACGATAACGTTTCCGCCAGATGGTCCATAGTCCCCAGCGGTATATCCCTCAATTCGCGTCCTGTTTGCCAAACTACCGGTTAACGCAGGAACAAACGAGTCTGTATCCGCCCGTATTTGCTGAGCAAGAACATGTTCGGCCTTGCTGCAACCTTGCGACAGCTTTTCCCTGACAGCGTCCATCCCATCGGTATGCACGGAAAACTTGATGCCCATTACGCACCTCCGACTTCCCAGTGCTGCATATCGGGGCTACCGTAGTCCATCGCATCAACCTTGGTCACGTTGTAGCAATCGTCATGGCTCAGTACGACGGTCATGTCGTCCGAAACGAATTCGCCCTTTACAAAGCACGTCATGCCACCGTTTCCCTTGTATGAGAGCGTCCACAATCCAGATTTGTCCGCTGCTTTGAAAAACGATTGCGGGCCGATGTAAGTTTTCGGTTTACCTGTTACCCCGTCCACTGCTTCCACGGCGAACGGGATATACAGATTCACAGCGTCCGCGCCCTCAAGCCCGCTTTCGCGCACGTTCACGCCCTTCGACGCTTGAAGCATCACGCCGCGCAAGATGGTGATATATATCTTTTCAACCTCGTCAAGCGTTGCTGGGTCGATCTCCTGCACGATGTTGTAAATCGTTACAGTGTGGGGGAACATGGACATGGCCCATACCCCCTCGCTTTTAGAAGTCCATACGGTGCAAGATACGTCACGACCGCTTCGCGCTTTCTACTCTCGATAAGCTGCACATCCGTCGCAGACACATTTTTACTGTCAAAGCTGCGCGTCCACGCGCCTACCGTTTCGCTCGATACGGCGCGCTCAGTGTCCGTCGAGACCGCATTGAGTTTGTTGCTGTCTTGAATGATCTCAGCCAAAGCACACACAGCGTTTTTGACCGCATCCGCCGCATCGCCAAACGCATTCTTGGCTCGGCCCATCGTAACGTAATCTACATAAGCGGATGCTTTTACTGCAAGAGCCGGAAAGATATCTTCGGTCAGAGACCCCCCCATGTAAACCGTTGCATAATAAATATAATCAGCGTACGCCATGCGCAGCCTCCTTTTCTGGGCCCTCCCCCCCACCGTCACGGCAAACCGTTCAGGCAGGGGAGGAGGTAACAGTTTACTTGCTCGTGTCAGACGCGATAAACAGGCCGTTCGGGTTGGGAACAACCGGGATGAACAGGCCGCTTGCCTTCGTCCAAACCGCAACGGGGTCAGGCGTAGCCCACTGGGTAACGGTAATGTACTGGTTGGCGCTCTTTTCGTTGTACTGGCCGTAATCATCCTCTTCGGGAGTAACGCCCCACAGGCCTGCGCCGAAAGAAGCGGAAGTGCCGTTGGAGAGGAACGCGATCTTGTCATCGGGGAAGAAGCGCTTGGTGGTCTCCTTACCGCTCGAAGTCTGCGTCTTATAGCGCAGGTCGTTCGTGGTAATGGTGCCAAAGCCGAACATGGACATAAACAGCGCACTGAGGCGGTCGGTCGGAACATACGTACCGACGCCAACGCTGCCGTAGATCATCGCCTGGATGCCCTTGTTGGACGACAGCTTGCGCAGAATCTTGTTGGAAAGCACAACCTCGGTAAGAGTGTTGCCGCTGTCCGCTGCATCATCGACGATCGCGCGAAGCTGACCGATGATATCCGCATCAGCGCTCAGATCGAGCTTGTAGCCGATATTGCTGGCGGGAACGCCGTAGTCGACCGTCATGTTAAGGTTGTTTTCCTTGATGGTCATCTTGCCGGTGGCGAGGACTTCCATCTTGGCGACCTCGGTGCGAACCTTGACCGCATCGGCCATCAGACGCATATCGTCAAAGACATAGCGCACAACGGCGTCATCGGCGTACACGCCGTTTTCGGTCAGCAGGCGGACGCGCTCGGTCTGGTTGATCTTGCGCTTGATGAGCAGCTTTTCAACTTCGGTCTTGTCGAACACAGGGCGAGAGCCAATCTCAGCCTCAGTATCGAAAGCGTGGACAGTTGCCATCACAGGGATGGTCGCGCCCGCAGCAAGGCGGAGATACTCAGCCTTGATGTTCTCGGTCTTCTGGTCGGGGAAAATGCGGTCGCCGATGTAGGCAGGACGCGCAACAGAAAGGTTCTGCGAAAATTCCAGACGCTCAGCGTCAGAAATAAGATTCAGAATATCAGCCATAGATTTTTACCTCCTTACTTAGCCGTTTGCAGTCCAGACGGGATACAGGGTCACGTCACCGGTCATTTCGACCTCAGAGACCGCCGCGCCGCCCTTGCTGGTGCTCCAACCGGTCTGGGTGTTGTTGCCCTTGGTCAGCGGATAGCTGGTGGACACCTTTGCAACAGAGCCATCAAAATAGCTGTTGGAATCCACAGGGACATCGCCGGTGCCGTCGTTCTTGTCGTAAGTTACGGTATAACCGCGAGTAACGGCGGGAGCGTCAACAAAGATAATGCCCTTCCCGGCAAGCGCGGTCTTTGCTGCCGAAGCAATGTTCAGGCCATCAGCAAGAACGCGCCCAGCCACGAGGACAGAACCGGGCATATTGCCATTGGTCACGTCGACCGCTTCAAAAATGATGCCCTCTGCCTTATTGTCATTGGACGGAAAAACAGTGCCGGGGGCAACCGTCTTATAGATGCCATCCTGCACGCCAAGCGTCGCAGGGATCTCATGGGTCTTCAGCACAAGGCCGACTTCGCTTTCAAGGAAGTTCGGACGCGCTGCGCCGGAAATGTTAGTCACAAAAGACATACGTTAAATTCACTCCTTCGTTGTAGTCTGCGCATACTGCGCATTAAACTGTTTTGCAAACATTGCGCCTTTGCCTTCGCTTGCAGGCGCGCCGCCGGTACCGACGGGCTTTGCAAAGCTCGGCGTGGGCTTGCTGGCCTGAAACGCGGACGGATCAGCTTCGGTCTGTGCCTTATGCCATTCATCAAAGCCATCAAGCACACCGTCTTTAAGCTCGAGGTGCTTTTCTTTGAGGTCGGCAAAATAGGCCTTTTTCGCAGCTTTTGAGGAAAACTTGATGCCCTTATCTGCAACAGCTTTTTTCATTGCATCGTCATAATCGCGGTCGGAAATCTGCGCTTTATAGTCGCCAGTATCCTTGTCGTACTTTTCCTGCAATTCTGAAAGCTGCTTCTTGAGGGTCTCCACCGTTTCACCGGTTCCTTTTTCCTCGTACTTCTTGTTTTTTTCTACTTCCGCGTCCAGTTTGGCTTGGACAGTTGAAAGCGCCTTTGTGATTCGCCTGTCAAACTCCGCCTTATAGATGGGGTCAGCCAGTATTTCATCAAAAGTCATGATTTCGTCTGCCATTTTTATTCTCCTTTTATTTCCACAGCGTCATTCCCCGCTGCGTATTACAAAAAAGAGCCAAACATTACGCGAAAGCGTGTTGTTTGGCTCAAATTGCCACTTCTTTTGCCTCGATTGGCAAACGGATATATTTAATTACAGTCGCTTTCTGTTTTTAATGCTTCCCTTTTTTGCCGCGTCGTATTGTTCTTCTGTCCATCCGTACGCCTTACAAAACAAGGGCTTCCCCTTTTCCATCGCAGCATTGTAATCTTTAACAGAATAGGACTTTGCGCTAACAAGTTTAATGGACGCGGGATCAAGCAGCGGCTCTCCATCGCTACCCACTCCGGAAACCTTACCGGTTACTCGATATTGATACTTGAACGGGTACTTAGGGCTTTCCCAAACGGATACGCTATCTTCTTTTTCCCCCGTCATGTGGTTGGTGGACACGCGCATAGTCTCATTCTTGAGATATTCAATCTCTTTAGGGTTATCGGTTCCTCGGTAAAACTGCCCTTCCTTTTGATAGCCAGCAAGTCTAAGTGTCTCCGCTTCAATAATGCCGCTTATCTTGTAATATGTATCATTATTAAAATCGTGGTCTCTTAAGACAATTCGGCCATCAGATAAAATTGCGTTTACATTTTCGTCGCCGACATATTTCCCATTTAGAAATCCAGATACTTTAGGCGCTTTGTACACTTCAAATTCTCCACTTTCATTTTTTGGGATTTGAAGCGTTTCACCGGTTTTTTCGCCAGTAAGTTTGTACTGGTCATCTTTTAATGCCTCGTAGCTTGTTCCGGTCGCCTTCCCCCAAACTCTGTGTTCGACCCCGTATTCGGCACTTGCTTCGGTATCGACGGTCTGCTTTTTGGAGGCCGCCATTGATTTCTTTTTGAGATCTCCAAATTTCCCGCTCTCGCGCATTGCATCCGTCAGGCTTTGCCCGTCTTTGATAAACACGCGGCGACCGCCGATCGTACGCCAAACGCCGCCTTCGTCTGCCATGCCAATCCACACTCCCTTGTTGCAAAATAAAAAAAAGAGCCAACCTGTAAGATATCCTTACAAGTTGGCTCTTCGTGCCACTTCCACGTGCTCGATTGCACTATGGGTGCTTATTTATTTATAATTATTTTACCACATTATCGTGCGAAAGGGAAGAAGAATATTACTTTTTTAGCTCTTTTGCTTCGATAATTTGCGCTTTTACGCTTTTGTCTTTCATTTGCTTTAGCTGCACGCGCGCCCCAGATTCAAGCGCCTGTTCAATGGCAAATTTGAGTTTTTCATCGATCATATAGCACTTTCGTCCTTTCCCATTGCAGCGGCAATTTGGCCGCTTCGCTGAAAGCATTATATTTAGAGTTTAGCCGCGTCAGCTTTATTTTTGCGGCGCGATACTCGTCCGTCTGCTCACTTGCTTTATACGCCGTTACAAGCCGTTTCTGCTTGATGATCTGGCGCTCCACACGGCGCTGCATCTGCGTTGCCTCGTATGCGGTATAAGTCTTCCCGTCAAAGGTACAGCCAAGCCCATCGTCGATATGTTCAAGCTGCTCGTCGGTGTAGGTGCGTTCGGACACGCCCTCGACCCAAACATTACGCCTGTGCCGACAGTTGGCGCCTTCCAGCCCATCAACAGCGCCAAGGCCACAAACCTCATAAATGCTCGGATAAATATCGCCGGTTTGGACGCTGTACACCTTACCTTGCCAATCCTTATGGTTTGACCACAGGGACGGCCCCGGCTTATCACGCGCCCCGGCATGGGCGGAAACCTCAAAATATGGTGTCTCAAGATATTCTGCCGATTGCTCCGTATACCTCGCGCAGATTTGGGAAACTCCTGTCATCACTGCTCTGCGCGCTGCCACGTCGATCTGATCTCGATGACCGCTCTCATAGTCAACGGCCTTCAAGCCGCTGTCGGCAAGCTGCTTTACCACTGTCTTGATGGCCTGATTGTAGTTGATCACGCCGTTCTGCACCTGCATCACCGCGTTATCAAGTGCCCATTGGTAAGCTTTGGCAGGGGGTAACATCGTTCGCCCGTTATCTACCAAAAAGCCAATTGAGGCGGTCAGATTGCGGAATGTATCAAGTGTCTGCGTCCTGATCGCTGCAACCTCCGCAGCGTCAACCAGCGTTTCCGGCTGCGTGATGTGTGCAAGGTCGATAATCTCTGTGTAATACTTCTGGTTACGCTCTACCACATCGTCAAGCAGCTTATCCAGTTTCGTTTTGCTGATGCCAGACGTATCACTGATTGCTTTCTCGATGCTTTTTAAGTCGATTCCATGCGTGCGAAGCGCTCGAATGTCCTGCACAGTTACCTCGTTCAGCTGATCCGCGGCGTTTAGGCGTGAGCAGATTTCTTCCAACAGCGTTATCTCAAGCGCACGAAAAAGTTCTGCCAGTTCCTCCGGCAGCGCATCAAGAACTTCCGGCTGAAACGGATATTCCATTTGCGTTCCTCCGTTTCACAATCTCATCATAGTGTGGCTTCACGCGGATAATGTTCCAGTCGCATTCTTCCGGCACTTTCCCGTAGAATATCACCCATTCCGGTGACAGCCGTTTCATCATTTCTTCGTATCCGCGCAGAAACAGGCTTTTGCTTTCCTTGTTTTGCTGTGTGCCTACCGAAGAAACCGCCACAACGCCGCCCTCCGGCTCGCCGTCAAAGCACCAATCATAGCTGCTTTCGTCGCTCCATGAGATAGTCGGATACACCGTGACCCCGTGTAGCTGCCAGTATGCCGCCAACCAATGCTTGCGGTAATGGTTGTATATCTGCATCGCCAGCGGCATATCCGTGTAGGTAGAGAAGTCGGGCGCGCACACCGCCGCAAACTGCGACAGTTTTGGAATGTACTTGACCGGCGTGTTCCAGTGCCTTACAAATTGATAATTGTCAATAAAGAAATGCACGATTTTATCTTCTGGGTTCTTTGCCGAAAGAAGATAGTTCCCCGGAACAAATTCCCCTTGTGGATACGCTTTGACCGGTTCAATCTGCGGAATATCGTACTTTCCGACCCCTGGGAACATGAACTTGTCCAAATTTTCAAAGTTTATCATTGAAAATTGTTAAAAAGCCCTTGTGAATAGCTTTCGTTTTATGTAAGCAACGCTTTCATATTCGCCCACACTAATTCTTTGGACATCAAAACCCCTTGAGCGTATTTCGTTAAGTTGCTTGTTTAATTTGGTGACTTCCCTTGTTGGTGTGCTTCGGTCAACGCCGCTGAGATGCACAACGGCGGTATTCACATTTTCGAGGATGCCGTATTTGTCCTTTTTATTACCTTGCACTTGAACTGTTCCTTGACTGTTTTTCAAAACAGCGTGCGGCGTGCTCGTGTTTTCAATCCAGATAGTGTTCTGTGAGAGTTTTGCAACATCATTTTCTCTGGCAAAAAGGCGAGAACCAACAGAAACGCCTTGCACTGTGCGAACATTATTCTTCGTAGTGGCAGTTCCGCCACCAGCTCCACCTCTGCCGCCCATTACTCTACCTCCTGTTGCTGTTCAGTTACCATGTCCTGCGCCGTTGGTAGCGCAGCTTTCGCAGTATCTTCATCTTCGTTAAAGTATTTCGCTCGAAGTTCCCACGGGTTCATCACTCCGGCGCTTGTGAGTTGCAAATCTCGGGAAAATTCCTTGTCTTTGGTCTCCTGATCGTCAAGGATGCTGTCACCCCAATCGTAAGTGGCCTCATAATCTCCAGCAGGTGCCAGCCCGTACAACGAAGCATACACGTCCATTGCGTAAATCAGGGAATCGAATGTATGTGCAAGCGCCGCCTGGATACTGCTAACCAGCACATACTTGCGCTGCTTGCTGCTTCGAATCTCAGTCGCGGTTTTTTCAATCGTTTGCGGGTCGGAAATATCTCCATAAGAAAGGCCAATATTAAATTCAACACGCCGAAGAGTATTCTGAAACCCGCGATAAATCGCATCATCCCTAATCTGCGGCTCGATGTGCTGGAAAAAATCTCCATTCGGAGAGAACGGGCCGATTTCAAACAGGCGCTTGTTGAACATATCCGCCGTGCTGGATGTTCCGTCCATCAAGACCTTACGCTCGCTCGACTTATATTCCCAGCGCAGACGCTCCCACTGCTCATCCGCTTGCTTGATAAGCTCGACCGTCGCCGCATCGCCATAAATGGACATACCGCACATGCTGTTACTATCTGCAGTGTTGGCAATAGGCGGCTTAAAATAAGCAAACAATGGTCCGTCTACATTCTCGATGGCCACTTCCGGTTCAATATCCGCCCACTCCGGAATAGTTGTGAGTTGCGCGTCAGCGCCAACGGATCCAGCGGAATCACTGTAATATGCCTTGTTTTTGATGGTATAGGTCGTACTGTTTAACTCGTGTGATTCGAGCCTTACATAGTACGTTCCGTTTACTTTAACCGGCTTATCCTTAAAAACGCCGCCAATGCAGCGACCGGACGGGTCAAACTTTGTCGGCTGAAAGCCCGCAGCGCCGGTAACATCCACAAGCATATTGTCACCGTAAATATACGGCTTCAACGCCACACCACCAAGCGCAAGGCCGAGTTCTAATGCCCGATTAAAGTTTTCTTTTGCTGTCTGAAAATTTTCGTTCAGGTAATCTGCGCGCTTGCTGCCGGTGATGTTTGCTGTAAATTCAACCAGCGTCGGCCTTGCCACTTCTCGGCAAATCGCAGCGGGCAGGCCTACCGCTTTCACATCACAGTTTTGCCACGGTGGGGTATTGACCATCATCGCATACCACAAACCGATATGCTGTTCCATCGTAAGGCTTACGGCGGGAGATGCGCCAAATTCCCGCTCGGCGACCGCCTGCGGAAAGAAAAATCGTTTTACTGTATTTACAATGCCATTCACTAAGCCCATATTTTTATCTCCTCAACTTTACGGAGCTGCTTGCATACATAGGATTTTCAACTGCAATTTCTCGGCGCAGAACCGTCATAACAAAATACCTAACAGCGTCGAGGACGTGATCATTCTCTTTAATGACTTTATCTTCTGCCGCGTCCTTATCCCAGCTATAAAGCCCAAACTCATCAAAAGCGTGCGTGCAGCTTTCATGAAATTTGATTCGCCCCGATTTGATACACGCAGCCGTTAAACGGATCCCATCAAGAACATCGTTATTTGCTTTCCAAACAGCAAACTTCCCATGTCTACGGATGCACTCCGAAAATGACGCGGCGCTGGGGTCAATGACGATTCGCTCAACATTATATCCGTCTGCAAACCGTTCCAAATCTTGATAATATTCCTCGTCTGTCTTCTGCCGATTGGTGGCTCGCCCGCTGTGATAGTATTCTTTCTCCATTACAGCGCGGCCTTTATCCATGCGCCACAAACAAAAGACGGTAGGATTTTGCGTGCCGTAGTCGCAGGAAATATAATACTTTCCCGCGCCGCCCGTTTCGTTCGTGACGTTTACTTCTTTGGCGAACATCGGATATACCAGCCCCTCGGCCACTACCCACAGGCCGCGAATGTATCGGTCGTAGAACACGCCGGAAAACATTGCCTGATAGCGTTCCAGCGTCTTTTGAGACAAGCCGGGGTTGTCCGTCATTTCAAAATGCAGATACAGCGCGTTCCGCTCCTTGTTCCTCTGTATCCACTCTGTATAAAACCAGTGCTGCGGACTTCCCGGATTGCAGGAAAACCACAGCTTTGCGCCGTCTACGGAGCAACGGGTCAATGCCTGTTCCACGAACGAGCGCGGCATCAGCACAACCTCATCCAGCAGCACACCCGCCAGCGTGCGACCTTGAATCAGCGTATAGCTGGCCTCATCCTTTCCGCCGAACACCTCAAAGTAATTCGTCACGGCGCCGCGCCGCACTTCCATCACCTTGTCGCCACGCCGCCAGCGAATGATATAGCGCTCTTTGGCAAGGCTCATCGCCGTAAACGGCACGATGATGTTCTTTGTACAGCTATCCACCGTGCGGCCACACACGCCAAATCGCTGACCGCTGAAATTCTCCATCGCCCAGTGGACGAACGCCCACATCATGATGGAGGTTTTGCCGGAACGCACAGCGCCGTCACAGATCAGCGCGTCATACTTGGAATAGGGGAAAGCGAGGATTTTTGCTTGCTTTGGGCTAATCATGTGGCATAAATACAACTACCATAGACGGAAATGGAGCAGAATTTTTACTTCCGCCGAATTTTAATCGTCCTCTAATAAACCGAATTTCCACATTGTTTCTTTTGTATATGTAATCGTGGAACCATTTTGTATCTGTTCTGGCAGGAAGTAGCATTACGACGGTAGCCCCGCTAACGGATGCAAATAACGCTCGCCTCACCCATTGCCCGATGCCGCGCCCATATGGAGGATTGCACCACACGGTTCCTTTCCACGGATGTTCCAGTCCGTCTTGTTCCTCCGTATAGAACTTGTCGCATTTTGCATTTTCTGGAGTTGCACACACATCAAGTGTAAATTGAAATTCATTATTCAGTTTATCAAACAAATCTTGTGGCGTTTCCCATAAGTCTGTTTTACTAGAAAACATTAATTCTGTATTCATGTGTCACTCTCAAGCTCCTTTGCCATTTCCTTTAGGCTCTGACTGAGCGCGTCTTCCTTTACCGTGTCGGCAGGACTGCCGCCGATCATCGCCCACTTGTCGATCAGCGTTCCCATTGCCGTGGTGATCTGGCTGAGATTTGCCGCCGCCAGCTTTTCGGGGTCGTTGAGCATTTCAAGCCCCTTACCGATGAACGAACACACAAGGTCTTTGTGGTCGTTCATGTATTCCATCACATCGGCGGTGTTCTCTTCCTTTTTTTGTTCGCACTTTTCCACAATGTCGGCATTCGCCCGCACAAGGTTCTTAACGGTTGTTGCGGACACTCCGTTGATTTTCGCTGTGGCGCAATAGTTGTTCGTCTGCACATAGTCCGCCAGTATTTTCTTTTTCTGCCGGTCTGTCAGACGCGCAGCCATGTCATCACCTCGTCGCTCTCGCGCGCAAAATGTCGCTCTCTCTCTTTTCTTTTGGGAGATTATAGGGGGTAAGATAATACGGGGGTTGCAAGGGGGAGAAGAAGAAAGGGGGAACAAGGGGGCTTTTCTTTTCTCTCTCTGAGCTATGCGTTTGCTTGCATTTGCTTACATTTGCTTTGCTTCTGATTGCATTCCTTGCGTTAATTGCTGTCGTGCTGCGGTCTAATTTCATCCGCCCGTCACAGTCTATTACCGCTTTGATACGCCGATAAGCGTTGTCAAATTATTTTTGCTACCAGCCCCCGCCCCTTGGCCTTACATAGCAGACTTTACCCGCCCCGAAGGGCCACAACGCCGCCCACATTTGGCGTTATTCTTTCCATTGGCCGTCTTTCTCGCTTAGATTGTCACACGCTACCGACAACTACGCTCCGAAAAGTCGTAGCCCCTATTCCGTCAGGTCAAACCGGTCTTGACGCATCAAGACAAGCGCAGTTTTCAGCGAGCTTTGTCATTTCCATGTGAGCCATGACGACAACGGTCTCACATTGTCCGGGCGCTACCCGGCCACTGGCACAGACGGTGGGGCTCGGACCCACGACATACCGGCTCACGAAGTCCGGTGCTTTACCAACTGAGCTACGTCTGCGTATGTCCCCGCTGGGCCACATCGTTGAGAGGTGCGCGGGGTCCTGTGCCGCATGAGAGGTGCGACCTCTCGGCCCTGATCGTGGGCTGCATCGTGCGTGCGGCAAATCGCGGGGGGCGGTGTGAAAAGATGAAAAGCACCGCGCCCCGCTATGGCGCAGGAGGTAAACGCCATAAATGAGAGAACCGCAAAGGCTTTTACACCTCTGCGATTCTATTATCTCATAATCAAATGGCTTTTTAAGGCCAACTTTTAATCATCAAGCAACCCGTAATTCCGTGCAACGCACTTGATAAAATCCGTATGCCAGCGTCTCGCCGTCCGGTCGGAACAGTTGACTGCCATCGCCGCCCCTTCGAGCGTGTGGGTCTTGTCCCAGAACACAAGGCGGATAAATTTCAAGCGCTCTTCGCCGTCTTGCATTGACTTTGTTTCGCTCACCGCTTTTCGCACAGCGTTGTTTTCTAACAAAGGAACTCCATGCAACTCCTTCTCTCGGTCGGGAACATAGCGGCGGATAATGGCTTTTACATAGCCCCACCAGCTGTAGCGAGGTTTACTCATGACGCACCAGCTTTCTCTTGATCCACGCCCACAGGTTTCTCCACGGATGGGATTCTGCGTAATTGGCGCGCTGCTCGGCGTTGTAGCGCTTGTCACGCATTACATCAATGACCGTCCCTTTAAAAGCAAGATCGTCGTTCGCCCGCCCAAGCGCCGCTTCGGTGTCAGCAAGCTTGTTTCGCAACGCATCCGCGTCCGCTTTCAGATTCGCGATTTCGTTCTCACGGTTGATGGCCTCGCCGTTCATCTGGCTGATCTGCTCAGTCAGAGCGGCGTTCTTTCGCTGCATCGCCGCCTTTAAATTCGCATATTCGGCAATCAGATCATTCTTCTCGTCGATACAGTTTTTCAGCTCGATGATCTCTGCTTCAAGCGCCGCAGTCTTCTCCTGCGCGTCCTCCACCATCTTCGCCATCTGGTCTTTGGTGTACTTCTTTACATTGATGCTCATAATTTGGCTCCTTTCATTCGTAGTTGTTCTTCCCGTCCCCGGTCGCTCACGATGCTCACGACCTTTACGTCGCCGTATCGCTCAATGTCCATGGCGATGCGCTCCTTGATGCCCTGCGCGTCAGCGGCGGGGACGTTGGCTTTAATCGTGATCATCAGCATGTGGTTCCTCCTTCGGCTCGCCGTAGCTGCAAAAGTCGTCTTGCTGCATCGGCTTCCCACTTAACGTGCAAAGAGCCTCGCCTGATGACACCGCAAAGCTATTGATATATGCATACTTGCAGTCCTTGCAACGCGTCACCGGCGCAACATCAGCGGCGGGAATACTGTTGATTTCCTGCGTGCAGATTTCTGGATTTTCATACCGACGTGTGATTAAATCAATCACAGTTTTTCGCTTGATGTATTCATCCATTGTCAGCACCTCCTGTTCCACTTTTCGATGATAAATTTGGGTTCGCTATATACGCCACTTTCAAAATCACACTCTGGACAGTATATATAGCACTCTTCTGGGCTGTTGCCATCTACTGTTTCAAGTATTGCTTCTCCGCCGCAGAACGGGCAAGGTTTCAGGTCATACATCCTTCGTCGCCTCCACATAGCACCAGCTCTGAGGCGGGCGCTTGATTGTCCGTCCGTCACAGTCCATTTTGCTGTAGTTGTAATAAGGACAGGCACAGCAATCCGACTCGACTTTACATAGACCCTTGAACTCGCTCAGTTTCTTCGGCGTATCGTAGATTTTTAGGTCGACGATGTGCCAGCCGTAGCCGGTTCCCTTTATGTAGTTCACAATCTCTTCCCGTGTCAGGCAGGCTTGCGTTTCTACGTCATCCGGTGCATGGTTGAGGGGCGCAAGCTCATAAATCCGGTCACAGGTGAACTCGCCAATGACCTTGCCGTTTCCTTTATTTGCACCTTTTGGATTCTCTAAGTAAGCAGCTACCGCCATAAACGAGTATTTTTCTCTTGTTGGAGCGTCCAGAACCCAGAGCGCATCATACCCGGCCATTTCCACTGTGCAGTAGATATAGCACTTGAACGGTGTTTCCAGCTTTGGCCGCGTCTTGCGCACCTCAATCGTCTTTTCGCCGCTGGCAATCTTTTCACACCACTTGGGGCGGATGCTTATCATCACGGCCTTACTCATTTTGCTTTGCCCTCCGTCATCTCTTCCAAAATATCGATTAACAAAGACTGGATAGCGTCCAGCTTCGCATAAATCATTTCGTCATAAATTCCCGTTGCCATTTCGAATTTCCTCCAATTCTTTCTCCGCCGCCTCGCGGGTGAGGAATACGGTCTTGCCGAAGCCCTTTATCGATACTCCGTATTCCCTTCCGCGAGCGCCTATTGGCTCGATGCCAACAAAGCCAATCTCATTACCCAACCCGATCTGCTTAACCTCGCACTCGCTTATATGCTTGTCCGTGTCCAGTAAGGCAAACACCCGCTGGCCCACCTTGCACGGCAGCACCACCAGCCGCCCGTCCTTGTCAGCCTCGGCCAGCTCGCGCAAGCGATTAAAACTGCAAAGGCTTTCCAAATCAGCAAGACGCATCAGCTTCAGTGTGATCTCGTCCGCCTTATCTTTCGGCAGAACTTCTTCCGGCGCCCACCCGCTGTCCTCGTAGGCGGCGATCCGATCCTTGAGGCGATTGCGGCAGTACAGCGCGGTGCAGCTATCCATCGGCTTACCATGCTTACCCATCCAATCCGCTTTACACTTCTGGCAGTCCATCATTGCCTGTCCATCGGTGTCGCGCTTCGTCAGTCGTTCCATTACTCCACCTCCTGCGGCCAGAACTCGCGGCGGCACTCGTAGCAAGTTATCGGAGCGGCATCTTTTTTCTTCGGGCACACGTTGTCTCCATAGACATCTGCTGGGCAGGCGTACAATACACTTTGACGATCAATCCTTGCACAAGGATAGTTGCCCAGAAACACGCTCTGCCGCGTCTTGACGGGATTCATCTTTACCCATTCCTCAACTTCGGCCACAACGTCCTCTGGCGAATCCGTCTCTCTGCCAACGCGTAGATAAATGAAACGATTCTTCGGCACTCCCTTTTCATCCATGCGTCTCAACTGCTTGATAAATTCAATAGCGTCCATAATTACCTCCCTAAAATTTGAAGCTCTCTTTGAGCTTGATTCCGTGTACCTCCGCCGTAAAATAGCTGCCCTCAAATGCGGCAGGCTTCCAGCTAAATGGTTCGCCAATGTACATAGTCATTCCCCCCCAAATCTCAATTTTGTCACGGCAATGGGGAATTCTTCGATCTCGCTTGCCCAGCGTGCCGTGCCCTTGCCGTTGTGCCGTTCAAATACCAGTGGGAACCCGCCGATGCCGTCAAACAGGCTGCCCATCGTAACAGGGCGTAGATATTGCGCGCTGATACGCTTTGCCAGGAAATCCCAGAAGGGCAGGGCGATGGAGTTACCCAGTGCCTTGTAGCGCGGGCTGTCGCTTGGTTTGCGCATTTTGCCCCTGCTGTCGCGCCACTCGCCAATGTCGGTCCAAACGTCCGGGAATCCTTGCAGCCGTTCGCACTCCATCGGGGTAAGGCGGCGCACGATCATTCCCGTGCGGACAGTGCTTTGCAAATTCAGACTTTGCCCGCCGCTCTCTTTTGCTTGCAGCGTCCCGTTGATCTCGCCCCCCTCGGTGAAATTGCGGCAATCAACACTGCTGACCACTAAATCGGTGCTGTCCTTGTAGTCTCGCTGCTTGCAGCTGCTCGCAACATCGCCCTCGCGATAATCGCCGAAGCCCTGCATTTGATACGTCAGCGGCACTTGGTTCCCGCCTGTTCCCATTCTTGCTTGCAAACTCGGAACGACCTCGCCACACTCGCGGATGACGTCACAAGCGTTTGTCATATCCAGTGCCACGACCGCGGGCTTGTTACCTCCGCACTCCGCACACAGAGTGGGGGCTTGCTCCTCGGCGTAGCCGATGCTTCGCGCTTGCTCGCTGTTGCCGAGCTTAAACCCGGCGCATACAACCGGCTGATTGTTCCCGCTCATGCCGGCCGCTGCGGTAAGTGTAGGTGATCGGTCGTCTGTCCGAAGTTCTGCGCCGCCCTGCTGTGTAGCCATGCATACGACAACATTAGATGGTCTCGATGGTCTGTTTTCTCCTTCTGCCCGCAATGTTTGAACGCCATTCTTCCAATATCCAACACCTGTTTCTCCGTAAGCATGTGCTATACTTTCGCCTGTTCTACCAGCACCGCTTTCAGAATCTCCGGCAAGTCTTTCCCGCGCCGTTCCGCTCTCCGCAAAATGCCTTGACACGCTTTTGCGCTCAAAGAGTATTTCGCCTGCGGTGTCGCCTCCAAAATCTGCGACAACCGAGATACGACGGCGACGTTGGG